CTCCTGTCAAGCTACCACAATAATGAGCTAACCATCTTGGTTCTTGTGATGCATAATCAAAGGAACCCCATTTGTGGCCCTCCTCCGGGATAAACAAACCACGAATTAATTTTTTGATCTCAGGATCTCGTGCAGGTATCTGCTGCAAATTGGGGTTGCTAGAACTAAATCGCCCTGTTACTGTTCCTCCATCATCGGATCTTAAAGGATTAAAATCACAATGTATTCTACCCTCATGAGAATGATTAAGAATAGTTTCTATAAACGTAGTATTAGCTTTGTTAAGTTCTCTAATTTTAAGAATCTTTGCCGCAATGGGGTGGGGATTATTAGAGAGAAACTGTTTTGTAAACATGGGCGACCCAGACTTTTCTGTGCGAAAATAGTGGATCCCAAGGGAATCAAACACCTTTGCTATAGATGTGGCGACCCAAGGTTCTATAGAGAATCCAGTTTCCTTGACCACCTCTTGTAGTAATTCTTTTTCTCTTTTAGCCAACATCTTTTTAACACTCTCTGCTTTGTCTGTATTGACACGAACACCTTTTGTTTTCATGTCTAGTAAAACAGGGAGTAAAGAAGATTCTAAATTAAATATAGCATTGCATTCTTCTTTATCTAATAAAGGTCTTAAATGATCCCAAAGCTTTAATGTGACCCTAGCATCTTGTTCAGCATAAGCACCAACAAAACGACTAGGTAATTGCCACATACCAGACTTTGCATCTACACCAAAATATTCTGCAGCTTTGTTCATCATCTTTTCGTTTTTCCACTCTCCAAGATATTCTCCTGCAAGTGAATTAAGATTATAATATCTTCTGTTTTCGTTTAACAAAGGTGCTGCGATCATTGTGTCTATGATCTTGCCTTGAACTTCTATGCCCTCGGCTCTAAGCCATCCTAAATCATACATAGAATTATGAAAAACTTTTTCTATGTTAGGAGTTTCCATTTGTTTTTTTAACCAGGAGAAAACTTTCTTTGGTGGTAGATTCCCTCCACCCTCATGTCTTATTGGATAATAAGCTATAAAATCTCCTGCAGCGACAGCCACACCAATTACATAACCATCTTTTCTACACCATCCTGGTCCGAGTTTCATCAGATTAGGATCTCGTGTTTCCAAGTCCACAGCTATTCTATCGTGTTTAGTTAGATCTGGGAAAGAAGAAGGAGGCGACCAATCACTTTCTAATCCAACGGATGCTACTTCTTTTATATCTTCGTTAGTTAAGTCTGGCATTTCTTCTGGTCCTTTCGCTTTAAACCAATCGCCCCCCATGTCTGCTAAATTATACTGATGTTTCTTTTTCATGATTTATAATCTCTCCACCAAGTGCTGCGTACCCAATGATATCCGTCCACGAATCATCGTGTTCCATTGTTTCAGCCAACCTAGCTAATTTAACTCCTATCATACAAGCAACTACCTCTTCAGCAGTTACCTCTCTAGCTAACACAACCGACCATATCTTAGCTATTCGCTCATGATTAAACTTAGCTGGCCCATATTCCTTGGCTCTCGGTCCGTTGATTAGTTTTTCTGCCTCGTCTAAAAAATGTTTTCTATCTTTTTTCATAATCTAAATCCATTATCTTTACTTGATTCTACAATGTGTAATTCTTGTTTTGCTCTTGTTGCCCCTACATAAAAAGTCCTAATCTCGGAATCTTGATCAGGACTTTCTGCACATGCTCTTGAAGACTCTAGCATAAGTAGGACGTTGTCTGCCTCCCCACCTTTCGCCTTATGGATCGTAGAAACTTTTAGTCTTGGTGATCCGTTCCAAATCTTCTCCCCACTCTTCCTCACTGAATTTATGTAGGTCAACTCCTTGTCCGATACTTTTACCACTTGGTTCCAATGTGTCTCCGCTGACACATTTAGACAATCTCCCATGTGTTCTATTGAATATAGTTTTTCGGGGTCTAAAGAAGTTAACGCTTTTCTTCCATGTTTGGTAAACACATGAGGCTGTGTTATTTTCGAAAAGTTCTTCCATTCGCTTATCGGCAGTTGTTGATTTTTGCATATCTTATTCCACACCTCTATTCCGTTAAGTACATTTGGGGAAATAGACCAACCAGAACCTTCTTTCCAAAAGAGGTATCCACTTTCTTTAAGTTTGTTAGCGATTTTATTAGCAATGTAATTCGTTCTTGCAAGGATCAACCACTCTCCAGTTCTGAGGTCTACATCCATCATATCATAATGCCAAACGACTGCACCTTTTTTTATAGTGGGTTGCCAAACTTTTGATTGTCTGGTAGAGAGCCTTCGTACCAAATTCTCTACTATATCATGCACATCTAAAGGGATTCTATAAGACTTATCCAATACAATCTTATTAGAACTAGCATTTAAAAAGTCTTTAACATCTACTCCCATCCAAGAATATATGCATTGATCATCATCTCCTGCATAAAAAATTTTCTTTGCCCTTGGAACTAAAACTTTTTTAACCATGTCCCATTGCAAAGGAACTAAATCTTGTGCCTCATCCACTATCAAAAGATCTAAAACAGGACCTTCGTCTTGATCAATAAAATTTTGTATCATATCTACAAAATCACGTTTGTTCATTGCTTTTTTATAATCGTGTAATGCTCTTTCAACTACTTTGGCTTGTTGAAAAGTCATCCTACGGTCATTTGTATCACTAAACTGTTGCTCTAAGCTTACACCACGAACACGAGCCATGTTAATTAATCCAAGATAAGCATCTCCATCCTTTCCTGCTGTAAACAACATACCATCAGCCATATTTAATGATGAATTAGCAGAAAATTCTAATCCTAAAAGTTTACCTAATCTTGTATAGTCACTTCCAAATAAAACATCTTTGGTACTTAAACCTAACCATTGAAAAGCTAGTGAGTGCAAAGTTCTAAACCAAACAAGCCTGTCATCACTAATACCTAATTTTTCTATTGTTCTAGTCTTTGCCTCTTCTGCAGCCTTTCGACTAAAAGAAACAAAACCTATCTTTTCGGGTGGTGTTCCATTCTTTATTTCTTCTTGAACAATGGATATAAGCTTAGTTGTTTTTCCCGTCCCTGGTGGACCAAATATTGTTGTTTCCATTACATCTCCAACTTTCCATGACATGCCTTGCACACGCAAATACATTTCTCTATTTCTGCATCCACCTTCTTCATACTCCTATCTTCGCTAACTATTTCTGCTATGGCTTTGTATTTTGTTTTTGGAATTACATGATGCCATTGTAGGTTTGAAACTTTTTCATTATAACCACACATCTCGCATCCTCTTTCCAATTTTATCTGATTGACGTAATCTCTTACTCTTGTCCTTGCTCTTGCCCATCTATTTGTCATTTCTGTTCCTACCTTTATTTCTAGTAGTAGGAGTTTTTTCAGAGCATAATCCTTTCGCATATATTCTGACTGCCTTTGGATGAATTTTCCAAGCCTCTTCAACCACATAATCTTCTATTAGTTTTCTATCATCCATACACTCTTTATAAGATTTAAAAACAACACCAGGATCATAAAAACCACATATTGACTTACCACCATCAATTCTAGGTGCTTCAACCAACACAATACAAAATGCTATTAATACTTCCATTAGAACGGCACCTCCTCTTCTTGAACCTCGATACTCGGAACTTGAATCTCTGATTCAAACTCAGGAACCCACCAGACCCTTATACTCTTCCACTCGCCTTTAGTATTTTTAAAATTTTTAGGACCATTAGCCATTTGATTGTTGTTTAATTCTTTTAGTCTTTCTTGTATTTGACCACGGCTATAATTATCAAACTTCTTGGCTCTTAAAAACTGCATTAAAGAGTCTAACTTAAAATAAGTTTTACCCTCTTCTGTCCAAGGTTTACCCAAAGATAACTCTTCTGCTGATTGTGCTTGGACTCTTCCTGTGCAGTAACTCTCAAGTAATTCAAGAAACTGACCTTTATATGTCAACTCTTCGGGAACTTCTATTTCATTAACATTCTCTAACAAAGAATTAATTAAGTTTTGCCAATCATTATTTTTCATAACAGGAGGCATATAGTTTAATTGTTCCATGCATTGTCTTTGAAATTTTAAAGGAACTTGTAAATCTTCTGTGGATAACTCCAATCGTTTTGTTTCTACATCAGCAAACCAAACTCTTGGTTCTGATAAAACAACAGACAAACCACTTATCTCCATAGTCTGAACTTGATTACCTATTCCATATTTCTTTGTCTTACATAAAGATTTGTTACAAAAAGAACATAAAGGTTGCTGATCACAAGTATAAAAATAGTCCTTCTTGTCTATCTGTCCTTGTATTGTCACAATGTCAGATGCAGGTAATGGAGGAACACAATAAGTAGTATTAAAATTTTCTAATAAAGATTTCCATTTATCGGGATCCATTCTTTTAAACATTACCGCTGCGTTAAATATTGAAGTATTCCTGCCACCCTCTGGAATCCCCTGTTTTGCCATAGTCGATATGCATGGAGGACTTTCTTTGAATTGATCCGAAGACCCACCAAAGTCCAAAGATAAAAAATCTTTTGGTAATACAGTTCTGCTCTCTTGCAACTCTATGAATTCTTCAAGGGTTGCCTCTTCTCCATCTTTCTTAATTGCATATCTCAAGGTTTGTTCTGAATCAAAGTATGGAAGATTAATAAAATTACCAACATCTCCACGTTCAACTAAAACTTGCTCTTGTTTTGGAAATATTTCGCAGTTACCAAATCCAAGCACAGAGGATATCTCAGATGCTTTGTCTCTAAATTCTCCTGCACCAATCCATTCTTTAAAGAAAAAGAATATGTGTGCCCCACCAGATTTACTTCTGCATACAACGGCAGGTATTTTAAATTTTCTAATTTTTTTATCTAAAGCAACAAGATCCAAAGGATATTGATCAATATCCAAAGCACCAAATTTACATTTGTTTTCTTCGTTAATAGGAATAGATCCAACACCCGTGAATCCATTTATATGTGACTCTACCAAAGATAGAGTTAAAGGTTTTCTAACAATAAAAGAATGAGCCTTTTGCTTACCTGCTCTTCTTTCTTCTGATATTTTTGTCTGTCCGTGTGCTGCACCAAACCCTTCAAATGCAACCATGAACTTTTCGTGTATGTTCATTATATTCCCCTAAAAGATTGGGGCGACAAGGGAGGAAGTTCATCGCCCCAAACAATTAAAACGGCAGTGCTTCTTCCTTAGAACTGCTATTTGTCACTTCTTCATTCGTCCCTGCCTGAGTCTTAATTTCTCCAGACCTAAACGATTGATAGAAAGCTTTTGCAGATAAGAAAGCCTCTTGGGGGAGCAAGGTTGGATCGACCTTCTCAACTGCAAAATTGTACCAGGATCCACGATCATTGCTTTCCTGCGTAGAAGTTAACTTCCATGCAGTTCCCCACATAGGTGGGTTAAACAATCCATTGGGACCTGTATATTGTACCATTTTCATCATGGTATTCCATTTCTTAGACACTTTCAACTGTGTCTTTTTCATGTCACAAATCGCAGTTTGTGTAGCACCTGATTTAATATCTACAATCATAACTAGATGTTGTGCCGAACGAATCAACTCATTACCCGATGGTAATAATTCTGTAGCACCATCTCTTTGAGTTTGAGTTAGTACAGGGTCGTTACCTTTTAACTCGCCCATAAATCCTCCGCCCTCGGTTCTTAGTTGAAACTCTAAATATTTTAGAGTGTATCCACATGGTATAACATAGACACCCTCTTCACTATCCCAAACTTCTCCTGTGACAGTGTTGAACAAATCTCCACCACTTGCTCCTTTAATATAAACAGACTCCTGCTTATTCAATTGAGGCGATGTAGTTTGTATTATTCTTAAAAATGGAATCTGCATATCATCTGCACCAATTGAATCCATTCCCTCTCCTGCGAACTCAGATAATTCGTTCATGAAATTTACAGGTAAAGTTTCTTTCTTTTCTTGTACTTGAGTATTAGCCATTATTTAACTCCTTGTTATCTTAGCTTCATTACCGACAAAAACACCGAAAGTTTCAAAGTCTAAATCTCCACCACTTTCGATTCTACCTTTAACCCACGACTTCAAAGTCATAGGATGTATGTGTGTTTTCTGAACAGGATCAAATCCATTCTTTCGTAGGTCGTCTACTACTGCACCTACCACATTATCTTCTCCTTGAGAAAATGACACAGTGACATCATTCTTAATGATGTCAGCCTCGCCCACAGACCTGAGAAAGTTGAAAGCTTGTTCCCTCTTGTCTTCAGATATACGAGCATGAACGAAAGGTCTTATAGTAACCTTGTGACCCTCCACAGTGATACTATCCATGCCCATTTCCTCCATAAGCATTGGTATGTCTTCTTCGTTCACTTTTCTTTTTTTGAATTTCAAATCCTTGAGGTGCTGTTCAGCATCCTCAATATCTTTTTGAATTTGAATGGATTGTCGGATAAAGTTGGATAACTTAGATGCTCCCTCTTTATCTACATTGTCGAACTTATCGGCATCGATCTTTTCCTTTTCAAATAGAGCATACATATCGCTCATAACTACCTCTTTCTGTTACTAAGTTTTTCCCCTTCGGGATTGAATAATTGTTTTACTTTACAATTATAGTATTTGTCAAGCTGCTTCTTTTTGTTGTGCCACTTGCTTGACTAAGTGTGCTAATTGCCTACTTACACTCCTTTCATTTTTTTCGGCTAAATCTTTTAACATTTCGTAAACGTCAATAGATACTGCTACTGACTTCCATTTAGTGGGATCCATCATATACTCCTTTTAAATCCATTAATATAGTGGAAGATACTACATACCATATATAGTGTCAAAGATATTTATTTCAACCATTCTCTTATTTCTTCGCCAAGAGATCTAGCTGAAAGTTC